GTGGTGGCATCTTGTCGCAGAGCGCCACAGAGCCAGGGCATGAGATAACACGTTTGGCGGTTGAGCCGCCGACTACGGATGAATGTTTCATTTACTGTCCTTTAGATTACCTATTGAGATTGCAGTATAGCAATTAAAAATAAATGTTGTCAATATATTTTTTAATGTGTTATTATTTAAATCATCAACGGGAGATAAGCATGTTAGAAAAACAAGTTGAAGCCTACTTTAAGAAGGTAGTAGAGCAGTTAGGCGGTAAAAGCTACAAGTTTACAAGCCCAGCACATCGGGGTGTGGCGGATCGAGTGGCGTGTTTACCTAATGGTGACACATGGTTTGTGGAAATAAAAACAGATGGCGGTAAGTTGTCCGAACTGCAAAAAGTATTTGCAATAGAGGTTACACGTCTTAATCAGAAGTACGCATGTTTATGGAATAAGGAAGATATAGATGACTGGGCTAAAGCTACGTCCCTACCAAGAAGTCGCGGCTGACTTTATATACGAGCATGACCGTGCCATGATACTTGCGCCTGTAGGCGCAGGTAAGACGGCCATCACGCTCACTGCAATGCAGGACGCTATCGAGGCGGGGCTTGTTAAGCGCTTCCTAGTGGTTGCGCCTAAGCGTGTCTGCACTGACGTGTGGCCCGTTGAGCAGCCTAAGTGGGCGCCACGCCTGTCACTTGTTGTGGCAGTAGGCACACAAAAGCAGCGCCAGGATGCGTTCAAGACCGACGCTAATGTAGTGGTGACGAACTACGACAGCCTGCAATCGCTAGAGTCATTGAAGGGCTTTGATGCCGTGGTGTTTGACGAGCTAACACGGCTTAAAAATCCTACTGGCAAACGCTTTAAGGCCATCGCCAAGCTGATGGACAAGATTAACATCCGCTGGGGCTTGACCGGATCGTTCACCAGCAACGGCCTTGAGGATGTGTTTGGCCAGTGCAAGATAGTCGATCAAACCTTGTTAGGCCGTAGCAAAGGCGCGTTCTTACAGCAACACTTTGTGCTACTTAACAAAGACTTTAATGACTGGAAGCCACGCCCTGACGCACTTAAGACCGTGATGCAGATTATTAAACCTGCCACGTATGTGTTAGAGGCTGGCGAATACAGCGACAAGCTGCCGCCATGTCACACGGTAGAGGTGCGGTGCGAGTTGCCTAACCGACAAGAGTACGAACACTTTAAGAAGACGTTTGTGATGGAGCTGGACGGCAAAACATTGACCGCCGTTAATGCTGCCGTGCTGACGTCCAAGTTACAGCAGTTAGCGTCGGGCTTTATCTACGACACCGAAGACAGCAGCGAGACTAAATGGTTGAGCTTTCATAAGTTTGACCTGCTAGAAGACCTACTGGACGAGAACCAACACGACAACACTATCGTGGTGTACAACTTCCAGGCGGAACTTAAAAAGCTAAAGCAGCGCTTTCCTAAGGCCGTGACAATAGACGAGCCTGACGCCATCAAGCGTTGGAATAACGGTGAGATTGAACTGCTATTGATACACCCTAAGTCAGCAGGCCACGGCCTGAACTTACAACACGGCGGCTGTAAGATTGTGTTCTTCTCACTGCCGTGGAGCTTAGAGTTGTATGAACAAACCATAGGCCGTCTGCATCGCAGTGGCCAAGCGCATGATGTGTGGTGCTACATACTGTTAGCTAACAAGACAGTAGACGAACGTATTTGGGCGGCCTTGCATGACAAGCGGGCTATTTCTGATGTTGCAATGGAGGAGTTGAAATGTTCATAGTAATGGCTGTACAAAGTGAAGCTAACCTTAAAATGCTTGGCGCCCCTACTCCGGTAGAGTTAAAGTTTGCCAGTGGCATGATTGGGGTATTGCCTGTGTTTATGTCTCGTAAGGCTGCCGAAAGGTATTCTAAAAAGAAGTTTACTATAGTTGAAATAGGGGAGAAAAAAGATGCCATGTAATCAAGATTGTAATCAAGGCCGCAAGTGTGACTGCGGTGAAAGAAGCGTAGATCGAGCAATGGTTGTGATATCGGTATTGCTGATCCTGTGTTTGTTTTCCATTGGATTTGGGCTATACAAGCTAATCAATAGAAACAAAGGCCAGGAGTGCGCTGTGACTTTGCAGTTTAATAACAATGTTAAAGCTACTTACATTGGTAAGACTGTTTGATATATCACTTTTTTGCAATTAATTAAGGAGAACAAGATGGCGGCACATAACGACATCACAGGCGACTTGATACAGAGCCGTGTAAACAGTAAACAGTTTGAGGATAACTTTGACTTAATCTTTAGGAACAAAGACCCTATCTGCAACATCTGCGGTAAGGGGTTGGCCTCAACGAAAGAGTGTGCATTTACAGGTTGTCCGCTTAACTGGGACGAAGACAGAATTGACATTATCGCAGCCAACGGCAACGACGGCCTGCATTACCAAGGAGAGTAGGATGGAAAGACTAAACTGGCGTTCACTGAACGCTATCATTAACGACAAGACAGAGGAAGAAGTGCTGGAGTTGCTAAACCATGAGCGACAGACCGAGCGCCGTATTTCAATGTTACAACGATTACATCAACGCTACACCATCTTACGCGCTGCGCGTGAGCGTGTGGAAATAATTAAGGAGGCAGTAAAACCATGAACAACTATCGTGAAGTTTGGGATAGGCAAAATTACAAGTTTACTAACGTAGACGCAACACCTTGGCTACCCATAGAAGAATATAGACCAGTCGGCTTTTGGACTAGGGTTTGGATGTGGGTGACAAAATGATATACACAATCAATCTATACGGCATCGAGCTAGACGTGTACGCAGACATCACCCGTTACAACGATCCGTTTGGCACTGGCGACAGCCCTGACGACGTTGATGTAGAGATACTGTCAATAGAGCTGCCGGACTCTACGCAAGACATATCAAATTTGTTATCAGACGACACGCTGATCCGCGTCGAAGACTTAGTATTGGAGGTAGCTAACAATGAGTGATGGAATGACAGAGATGTACATGGAAGAAGCGGCGACTGCGCTACAAAAACAAGTGGGCGGGTCACACTACGCTGAGATGGCAATTCAACCCATCGAGTTTATCACGGCTAATAATCTTAGCTTTTTAGAAGGCAACATCATCAAGTACGTTTGCCGTCACCAAAATAAGAACGGCGCTGACGACATCAAAAAAGCGATGCACTATTGCGAACTACTTTTACAAATGGAATACGGAGAATAACATGACTGAAAAAATGACATTACCAAAATGGTTGTGGTGGAACAAAGGCGAATGTATAGTTGAAATTCTATCTCGCGGTCATTTTCCGACCACGGCTATGGTAAAATTGCCGTCCGACAAAAAAATAGAGATAGAAATACATGAATTACGAATTGAACACACTTGAATACGTGATTTGCTACTTTCCTGCGTTTTTGACAGGTTTTTGTACATGCGTGGCTATCAGTGCATTACCGCCTTATCAATCGTCTGTTATACAGCGATTGGTGAGGTCGTTTTTTAGCTTTACCCGTCAAATTTGTCGGTTTCGACGTACATCGCTAAATCATCACCAGTAAATTCAATTCTACCCATGCTAGTGGTGATGACAATAATTTCGTTGTCGTAATCCACTTCAATTTCATCGATAGACTGACCTAACAAGTCGTAACAAATTTCTTCCGGTGTACGTTTAGCCATATCTACCTCAACATATCAGAGTTAATTGTTAACCGGCTGACTTCACCGTAGCGGCGATCATAACTTATTACCTTAGCATCTCGGCCTGATAGCCAACCGCCCCTAGCAGAATACGCATCACCTGGTGCTAGTGTACGATGCTGTTCAACTATCATCAAGTTATTTTCTTTAATATCGATAGAATGGTAATGGCCCATGTGGGCGTAGGCATACTTAGTCCTACCGAACATTTCCCTGAACTGGCCAGCAAACACTTCTGATACGTTTGCGACTTTACGCTTGTGGCCGTGGTGGAAGAACAACGCCACGTTACCGAACTCGTACGCATTGTATGGGTTAGGTGACTTATCCACAGTAACGCGTGGCTCGTTCTCGTACAGCACACTGAACCACTCGCGCAGCCATATCTGACTGACCGGATCGTGGTTAGCGTCAGCCATAATAATGTGTAGCTTTTGGTGCTTGGCTAACAGCATGTCTATTATCGTGCGTAATACACGTATCGCAGACCGGACTAACTTAGCAAACCGCGTGTCCACGTCGAGCAGGTGTTTAGACGCAGGCGTTACAGCGTCCATACCGTCGAAGTGTAGGAAGTCCGATAGCTGTGCGAACACAGCCGTGTCTGCGTTAGGTGACTGAGCGATGGCCTGCTCGAACCACTTAACGACTAGTTGTTCAGCGATGGTTACGTCCCAGTTCTCACCGGTTTCTTCGTCCCATGACAGCATGCCCAAGTGGTAATCGGTTATAACGTAGCAGTTTAGTAGGTTGTCATTAGACAGCGGTGGGGCTGGTAATGCAATCAGCCGTGGGATGTCCTCTTTCATGGCGTCAATCGACTGACGCATTATTTCCTGTAGCTTGGTGTCCTCAATGCGTGTCTTAACCCATTGTATTTTAGCTACGCCATCTTTATAGAGTGTTGACGTACCGCGCACCACAAAGGGGTCGGGTACTACGTGAACCATATCGTTTTGGGGAGCGTAACCGCGAATGGCGGCTTTGTGTTTTAATCGGTCAAGACCCGATTGAATGGTGCCAGCAGAAACTTGTAATCTTTCAGCAGCTTTTCTTAATGATCCATATTTAATTATTGCATCAATAAATTCATTTTGTCTTTCCGTGCCAAACTGCTTTAAATCCTCATCGATCATTTGCGCTCCAGTTCAAGGATGTAAACGCCCAACTTAGCAGCGTTGTCCTTATCTAAGCAAATGCCACCGTCAGCTTGCTTTTGTATCGTCAGGTGTGGTTTTGTCGGCTGGAGTGTTTGCTGGGTCTGACATGCTGTTAAAATGAGCAATATACCAATCAGCAGGGTTTTCTTCGAGTGCATCGCGTAACCTTTGGGCTTTCGCCTGTTCTCTTGCCACAGCCCACCTTACTACTAAAAGTAGCAGGCGGTCTATGATAGCTAAGAGTGAGGACACTACTTTTTGTCCGCTGTAAATACGCCTAGGGTGCCGAT